GCACTGCGTCGAAGATAAGCACAACACCCCCCCCCGGATCTACTAGCTGAAAACCGCAGGATTGGTTACCTGTATTGTGCACACTGGTGAGTTACGTCCAGTGTCGTATATGGAATCTATCTGGGTGTTGCTGATTGTCTAGTTTGTCAGCCAGTAGGCATATACGAGTCCGCGTCCGGCTCTAGGGAGGATTAACCTCTGCCGTCTACTCCGTAACTCGCACTATTACGTTAACCAAGAGTTGAAACTTAAACAATAGCTCATTAGAATCTATTGTATGAAAGATGAAGCTATTGAGACTGAAACTGTAAAGCAAAAGGTTACTAAGGGTACAGCTGCTACCCCGACTACTCGGGCAGGACGCCGAGCTAAGTCTGGCCAAAAGACTGTTACCAAGGATGGTGTAGAGAAAAAGGCCAGGTCTTCTGGCACTTATGGCATTTCTGGTAGCAAGGTTGAGATACTGCAGACCCAGGATAAGCATAAGTTATGGGCAGATTTGTTCTCCATTACTGAAAGTCAGATAAGATCTTTAAAAGATAAGGTTGAGTCTGGGGATGAATTAGGGCCAAAAGACATGTCTAAGCTTGATAGCTGCTACGGTGGCATGAAAAAGCTGTTAGAAATTGAGACTATACTTAAATCAGACGTCATTGCTTCTATGTCTACAGAAGAATTAAAGCGAATGGCCAAGAAAGCAATTAGAGAATCCAAATGATTAGAAGCATTGAGAAGATTGACGAAGACTTTATTTACCACTCTTGGCTGCATTCCGTTAAATGCCCCACTAAATCAGTCTCAACTATGACCAGATACCTTATAGACTCCCTGGTTGCAGATAAAAGCATTGCTATTTGGTGCCCAGATGACGACAAAAACCACATTGTTGGGTGGATGGCGTATGGGAAAATAGAGAATACGCCCCTGTTTCACTACATGTTTGTAAAGAAAAACTTCAGAAAGAACTCTGTTGGTAAAGAATTGCTATACAATGTGTACCCTGACAGGGATGTTCAGGTGTTTTGCACCTACTGGTCGCACCATATGCAGGCAATGAACGCTCGTAGTAAGTGGAATGTTAAGTTTGCATCTAATCTTTTGCCAGCAGTTATTCATAATCTTCACGCTAACAAGGATTTAGAGGTCTATCGTGGCGCTGCCTAAGATAACCTTAACGGATAGAGAGATTTATGAGGCCTTGGCAGTAAGGTCTAACGCCACAAAGCCCAGTAACCAGGCCGAAAAAGAGCAGCGAAAGTCCCATGCGCTTAACCTGTCTAAAACATTGTTTAAGGAGCAGGTTGATTTTATTCAAGATCCTTCCAAAAGGAAGGCCGCTATATGCAGTCGCCGGTCTGGGAAGAGTTACTCTGCTGGACGATACCTAATCAAGGAAGCTTTGGAGGATGCAGGTACCACATGTGTCTACATTGCCAGGACTCGAGATGCCGCTAAGCGTATTTTGTGGAGTTCATTAAAAGAAGCTAACCAGCGGTTTAGGCTTAACATTAAGTTTAACAATGCCGATTTAATAGCCGTGTTCCCTAACCAGTCTAAGATTATGTTTACTGGGGCCAATGATGCCAGTGACGTGGATAAGCTTCGTGGAGCTGCGTTTAGCCTGGCCGTTTTAGATGAAGCTGCTTTCTTTAACATCAACTTAAAAGAACTGGTTAACGAAGTCTTAACTCCTGCCCTCCTTGATAGGGACGGTAGCCTTGTAATGATTTCAACGCCTAACTCGCTGTGTCATGGATTTTTCTACGACATTACAGAAAAAGGAACCTACAACTTTTCAGTTCACAGGTGGACAGTTAAAGACAACCCCTACATGCAACACGCTGTCCGAGCTATCCAGAAGGACATCGACAACGGAATCCTTGACGTTACCGATCCCTCCTACAAACGCGAGTACCTCGGAATCTGGGTCCGCGACGATCAAGAAATCGTCTATAACTATGGTCAGGAGAATTTGTTCGAGGATAGACCACTCAGTGACGAATGGGAGTATGTCCTCGGAATCGACCTCGGATATCATGACGCTACCGCCTTCTGTGTTGTTGCTTGGTCGCCAGATTACCCATCACTCTATATTATCGATGAGTTTAAACAAACCAAGATGCTTACCTCCGAAGTAGAAGACACTATCCATAGATTCATGAAAGAGTATGACTTTACCTCTATTGTTATGGATTCCGGCGGCGGAGCTTCTAAGATGTTATTAGAGACAATTAAGGAAAGATCAGGCATTCCCCTAAAAGCAGCCCACAAGTCTGGGGATAAGGTAGGAATGATTAAGATCATGAACTCCGACCTTAAGCAGTGCAACGTTAAAGTTAAGCGAGGAATGGAGCTTTTAATTGAATGGGACAAGCTCCAATACAACAAGTCAGGCACGGCAGAAGATCGAAGATTTGATAACCACCTGTCAGATGCCTGCTTTTACGCGTGGCAAGAGTCCAGACACTTTCTTTACGAAGAGAGAGAAATGCCAATCATTCCGGGGTCACCAGAATACTATAGGAGACTTGAGGACGAGATGGAGCAGAAACTGCTTGAGAGAGACGAACAAGAACAGTATGATCCTGATGTATGGGGCGAAGGCTACAGTGAAGCTGACCTATACAATTAGGAGAAGCAATGACTGACAAAAAGCAAACAAGAGAAATGGGCGCAGGCCCAAGCACCAAAAAACTAAAAAGCATGCTTAAGATTTTATCAGAGCATGGCGTGTCGCGTTATAAAGACAGTGAATTTGAAATTGAACTAGCTATTGGGTTTCAACCCGAAGCTACTGCAGAAAAATCAGAATCATTTAGTTTTGGTGATTATGACGAAAAAGCTAACGATGATGACAAGAAAAGTTTAGAAGCTAGAGATGGCCTCGGATACACCGAGGAAGATTACCTTTGGCGGAGTGCTGAAACATGAGTTACGGAATTTTTGGAGAAGCCTTCTGGTGGCAAGCTGAGTCAGACCCGCATGAGTCTGTTAGCAAATTTATCCAAGTTCTAAGAGACGAGCAAGATAGTTACTATAACGATATAGCCACATTTATGGGCCTATATAACGGCAGGCCGCTGCATTCGAGATACGCTCACGGCTCAATGCAATATGCCCTGCTAAGACAACCCAGGCTAACATTCAACATCATCCACTCTCTTTGCCAAGCTGCTACATCCAAAATTGCCAAACATAAGCCAGCTGTCAGTTTTTTGACTGAAGGCGGAAGTTACTCTCAAAAAAGAAAATCAAAGCAATTTAAAAAATTAATGCAGGGTCAATTCTACTCAATGAAGATGTACCCAATTGCTCAAAAAGTTTTTCTAGACGCATGCATAACGGGCACTGGAGTCATTAAGTATTATAATGAGTTTGGTAAAATTAAAGCAGAGCGTGTTCCTATTCATGAGATAACGATAGATCCTATTGAAGCTGAGACTGGCAACATGCCGCGTCAAATGTTTCAGACTAAAAAAGTATCTCGATATGTTTTAGCTGAAATGTTTCCAGGTAAAAAAGATGAAATCCTTTCATCTGAATCTAGCGAAGAAGACGAATACAACGACGATGAGCGATTCTCTGACATGATTGAGTGTCATGAGGCTTGGCACCTTCCAAGTGGGCCAGAAGCAAAAGATGGCCGTCATGTTATATGCATAGACTCAGTTACTCTTCTTGATGACGAGTGGGAAAAAGACCATTTTCCATTTACGTTTATTAGGTGGACTGAAAACCCAACAAGCTTTTGGGGCAATGGTCTCGCAAAAGAAGTTAAAGGCATTCAAGTTGAAATCAATAAATTGCTGGCAAGAATTCAAGAGCAAATGCACTTGGCAACTCCAAAAGTTTTTATTGAAGACTCTTCTAAAATTGTACAGTCGCATTTAAATAATCGTGTCTTTGGAGCAATTAGATACCGAGGAACGCCTCCTCAGTTTTTTGTTCCAAGATCTGTCGATGGTGCAATGTTCTCTCACCTTGATAGACTTGTTGATAGAGCCTACGAAATGACTGGCATTAGCCAGCTTGCTGCCCAGTCTAAAAAACCTGTTGGCCTTGAGTCTGGTCGTGCTCTTCGTGAGTTTTCCGATATTGAGTCAGAGCGATTTATGGTTGTTGGTCAGGCATACGAGCAGTTGTTTATGGATGCTGCAGAAAAAATTATTAACTTAATTAGAGATGCTCACATAGAAAAAGACCAGTACACGGTTTCAAGCTTTGACAGCAAAACAGGACTTGAAAAAATTAAATGGTCTGAAATTAATCTTGAAGACGATGAGTATGTAATCCAGATTAAACCTATCGGCTCTTTGCCGCAAACTCCTTCGGCCAAGCTAGCATCTGTTTCTGAGATGCATATGAATGGATTTTTCTCAACAGAAGAAGCTCACCAGCTTTTAGACTTTCCAGATCTAAACAAGGCTAACAATCTTAAAGTTGCTCACATTGAAGTTCTGGATTTAATTATTGAGAAGATTATTGAAAAAGGAAAATACACTCCTCCCGAGCCTTATATGAATTTAGAGCTAGGCATTCAAAGAGTTCAACAGGCTTACAACATGTCTATTCTTGATGAAGTAGCAGAGCCAAGGAAAGAGTTGCTTAGGCGCTGGATTACTCAGGCAAATGGTTTAATCGAAGAAAAAATCTTACAAGCAAAACAAGCATCAGCTCCAGCAGGTCCAGCACCAGGAGCAATGGCAGGAGCTCCACCGGCGCCACCTCAGCCAGGAATGATGCCACCCGGAGCGCCTTCTCCTGGTCCAGCGCCACAAGGAGCGCCTGGTCCTGGAGGAATACCACCTGAATTATTAGCACAATTAGCACAGTAAAAGGATTTCTATAATGGAAACAGAAGCACAATCAGCACCAGCACCAGCAGCCGAGCCAACACTGGGTGAAATTTCCCAGCAAGCAAGCGAAGTTGAGCAAGTTCAAGAAGCTCAGCAAACGCCAGAGTCTTTTAACATTTTCTCAGAAGAGCCAAGCCCTGCAATCGCTGAAGGCAACAGGGCAGAGCCAGACGATAGGCCAAAAAAAAGCAAGCAGTTTTTAGAAAATCTAAAACGAGACAAGCAGCTAAGGCAGCAAGAAATTTCTCTAAAGCAACGTCATCAAGAAATTGCGCAAAAAGAACAACAGCTTGCTCAGCTGCAACAAAGCCAGCAACACCTAAGAGACAATCCAAATGAGTTTTTTAAATCTCAAGGGATTGATCCTATGGAATACTATAGGACGTGGACAGAACGACTTGTAAACACAGATGGAGAACCATCTCTTGATAACCAGCTGCAAAAAACCAAGAACGAGCTTGAAGAGTTAAGAGGAAGAATTAACTCAAAAGAAGAACAAGAAAAACAAGCTAAGGCAGCTCAAGTTCAAACAAAAGCATACAGCACCCTGTGTAACCAGGTAGAGCAGTATGCATCTAGAAGCGATGGTTATGAAACTATTAAGGAAAGCTGTACTGCCAAAGACATTGTTAATGGAATGGTGCAGCATTTTAAATCAACTGGTGAAGAATTAACAATCGAAGAAGCATTTGAAAAAATTGAAACCGGACTCCGGAAGCGTGAAGAGGATTTTTACAAAGACCCTAAAGTCATTGCAAAACTCCAGAGATACAACCCAGAAGCATCAAGAACATCGCGAGGCCCGCAAGCAACGTTATCGGCCAGATTTAAAGAGCAACCAACTAGGACAGATCCAACTGATATGTCTTACGAGGAAATCCGAGACCACTGGAAGGGTAAACTCTTCACGTAATTAAGAAAGGAGGGATCCTATGGGTTCCTTTAATTTAACAAACTTTGATGCGGCCATGAAACACATGTACCCGTATAAAAAAGTTGAAAACATGGTTTATCAAAACAACCCTCTGTTCTCAATGATTCCTAAAGAAACACACTTTGCTGGTCGAAATGCGACTTATGCAATTGAGTACGGTATGACCAGTGGGCGTAGTGCAAACTTCGCAACTGCTCAAAACAACCGTAGCGGTACAAAGCTTGAAGACTTTGTTGTTACACGCGTAAAAGACTATGCAGTAGTCAGCGTAGACAACGAAACTTTGCTTGCTGCTGATGGCAGTGAAGGTTCTTTGCTAGACGTTGCTAAGGCAAAGACTGACTCAGCTCTCCATGTGCTTTCACGCACAATGGGCCGAGACATTTACCGAAGCGGCACTGGTTCTGTTGGTGAAACTATTGCAGCTAGCGGAACATACAGCGGCACAACTCTTGAGCTAAAACCAGGTCATGGTGTTAACTTTGAAGTTGGAATGCGTCTTAAAGCAAGTGCATCTGACGGAGCAGCTTTCCGCGATGGTGTTCTTGAAGTTGTTGGAATAGACCGTGACGCTGATACTTTGACTACAAACGTTGCATGCACTACCGGTATTACTGGTATTACAAATGCCGATTTTTTGTATGTTGAAGGTGATGGCGCAAACGGTGGTTCAAATATTAAGATGTCTGGTCTTGATGCTTGGCTTCCATCCACTGTTACATCTGCATCATTTTTTGGTGTAGACCGCACATTGGACAAGACTCGCCTCGGCGGTCAGCGTGTATCATATGACACCGATAGTGTTCACACTACAATTATTAAAGCAGCTGTAAAGGTTGGCCGCGAAGGTGGTCGTCCGGATGCAATGTTTATTAACCCAACTGATTGGGCAGAACTGGCTCTTGACCTTGAAGGTAAGTCGGCTGTTGCTGGAACAAGCAGCAATCGTCGTTATGATCCTAGTGATCGTAAAGGCCAGTTTGGTTTCTCAAGCTTAAGCATTGCTACTCCTACGGGAATGGTTGATGTTTATGCAGATCATAACTGTCCTCTTAATGTTGGCTATCTTCTTCAGATGGATACTTGGAAGTTTAAGTCTCTTGGACCAGCTCCTCGTATGCTTGACTTTGACGGCCTTAAGGGAATTCGACAATCATCGGAAGATGGTGTTGAGTACCGCTGGGGATATTACGGTAACCTTTTATGTACTGCGCCAGGATTTAACTGCCGCATTGCATTAGCGTAAGGAGATAATTATGGGTTTTCCAAACTCTATGCAAAGCAGCACCAGTCCTGTGATTGTTGCTGGTTCTTTTACAGATGATGTTGCTGTCGGAACTACAAAAGGCGACGGATTTACTGTTGCTATTTCTGGTGCAGGCAGCGGAGCTAACAAGGCTACCATTACTTTTGACCGAGAATATGATAACCTTATTTCTTTTGTATGCACTGTTATGAATCCAGATGTTGCTAACGGAGAAGTCCAATACGTTTGTATTGAGTCTTACACGGTGACAGCAGATACGGCTGGCGGAAATGTTGTTCTTCGTGGCATCGATCAAGCTGGTGCCATTGATGAAACTTTTGCAGCTAACACTGAGTTTCACTTTGTTGCGGTTCTTTCAGCGGATACATAACAATCCTGGGAGGGGGGCTTCGGCCCCCTAACCATTTTATGGAGATTTAAAATGGCTAAAGAATCAGGTATTGCGCTTCTTCTTGGCGGCAACAAGAAAGAAAGCAGTAAAGACAATCTGATGGGTTTTGACCCTGAGTCTGATGATAACGAAATTGAAAGCGAAGATGCTTTTGAGGATGCAGCTAGTTCTGTTCTTCAGGCAATTCAAGAAAACGACCTGGAAGCTTTTGCAGATCATTTAAAAGACGCTATTGAAATCTGCATGATGAAGCATGAGGGTGGAGAGTACTGATGTCTACCTTGCTTGAACTAAGAACTAGAGCCCGTAGGCTTGCTGATGCTGTTGGTAATGAGTTTTTTTCTGATGCAGAAATTAACGATTACATTAACACTGGCCTTGGTGAGCTTCATGATATTCTTGTTTTAAAATTTGAAGATTATTACGTTAGCTCAATTTCTTTTAGTTTGGCAGGGGACACGTCTTCTTACTCGCTTGAGTCTATAGGGTTAAATAATCTCTATAAGCTTATGGGTGTGGACCTAAAACAGGGAGCCGAAACAGTTCGTGTCCCTAGGTATTCTTTCCAGGAAAGAAACACATTCAAGTCAAGCCAGGCACTTTACTCTGACCGAGGGCACACAAACCATCGGTACAGTTTAACTGGAAATAACTTAAACTTTATACCTACTCCAACATCTACTGATGAGGTAACCGTTTGGTACATTCCAACCTATGTAAAGCTTGTAAATGATTCAGACTCGGTGGATGACAGAATTGCATCCAACTGGGAAGATTACGCAGTTTGTTCAGCAGCAATTAAAATGAGACAAAAAGAGGAAACATCGACAAAGCCTCTTGAGCTTGAGCACGATAAAATTACGTCGAGAATTGAAAACGCAGCAAGAAACAGAGACGCCGGTGAGCCCTTTGGCATTACCGACGAAGATATGGGTGTTTTGGCAGGTTACGGACCTTTCGGTTAGAGGCAGTTATGACTCTTAGAAAATTCGAAAGAGTCTCAACTGATGACTCAACACTCAATCGTATTCAGGAAAGAGTTGAGGATGCTTTTGTTCCTGTTTTAAGCTCATCTATCCTTGATGGAAAAATCATAAACGATGTTGATCTAGCGTCTGGATCTACAACAATAGTATCTCACGGTTTAGGAAGAGTTCTTTCTGGCTGGATTGTTGTTAGTAAAAACGCAGCTCAACACGTTTATGATGTTCAATCTTCA